CCAGATCCAGCGTGACCGTCGAGGTGACGGTGCCGATGTTATAGTAAGTTTCGACGTAGTTGGTGATCGTCGGATTCGAAAGCGTCGGCGACGTGCCGAACACAAGCGCGCCAGAGCCGGTTTCATCCGTAATCGCCAAAGCGAGGTTTGCGGAGGACGGCGTAGCAAGGAACGTGGCGACGTTAGAGCCGAGGCCGGAGACGCCCGTGCTAATCGGCAAGCCGGTCGCATTGGTCAGCGTTCCCGACGAAGGAGTGCCGAGTGCGCCGCCGTTGACGACGACAGCGCCCGCCGTGCCGACATTGACCGCGAGCGCCGTGGCGACATTTGTGCCAAGTCCCGACACGCCCGTGCTGATCGGCAGACCAGTCGCGTTGGTCAGCGTGCCGCTGGAAGGCGTGCCAAGCGCTCCGCCGTTAACGACGACCGCGCCGGCAGAACCGACGTTCGTAGCAAGCGCCGTGGCGACATTCGTGCCCAGACCGCTGACGCCAGTGCTGATTGGGAGACCCGTCGCGTTAGTGAGCGTGCCGCTGGACGGCGTGCCAAGCGCTCCACCATTAACAACGACCGCACCTGCCGAACCGACGTTAACGCCAAGCGCGGTAAGGACGCCCGTGCCAGTCGTCGCGCCGGACAGCGCATTCGTGCCGCTGTAATAAGTAATCTGACCGACTGTTCCGGTATTGATCGTGCCGGACGCCGCAGCGGCCCATGTCGTGTTGCCGGAGCCGTCAGTTTGAAGGAAATAGCCGTTTGTGCCTGCCGTTGTCGGCAGCGTCATCGTCCATGCGGCGCTATTATTGCCGGAAGCAATCGTAATCGCATTAGCGCTGGCGGAATTATATAGCTTCAATGAACCGCTGGTCGTCGAAGCAACGCCAAGCGATACAGCCGCCGTTCCATCGAACGTAAAGCCGGGCATACCACCAAATGCACCGGCGTTATTATACTGGACCTGACCGTTAGAGCCGCCAGGCGAGCCACCGCCACCGCCACCGCCGGCCGCCCAAGAGAGCTGGCCAAGACTGTCAGTCTGAAGATAATAGCCATTGACCGGAGCCGCCGCCGGGAATGTCAAAGTATAATTGGCGGCTGTGCTATTAGACGAACGCAGCTTGACCGTATTAGCGGTCGTATTAGCCAGAATCAGTTCGCCTTGCGCCGACGAAGAAACGCCAACAGTCACATCGTTAGGGAATGTCGGGTCAGTCGCAAAAACAAGCGAACCAGAACCCGTTTCATCAGTGACGGCCGCCGCAAGATTGGCGCTAGAAGGCGTGCCAAGGAACGTCGCAACGCCACTACCCAGACCGCTGACGCCCGTGCTAATCGGCAGGCCGGTCGCATTGGTGAGCGTCGCAGCCGAAGGCGTGCCAAGGTTCGGCGTAACGAGCGTCGGGCTTGTGGCGAACACAAGCGAACCGCTACCCGTTTCGTCAGTGACGGCCGAGCGCAGATTGGCTGACGACGGCGTGGCGAGCCACGTTCCAACGCCTGCGCCAAGGCCCGTAAGCCCCGACGCCGGGAAGTTTGTGCAGTTCGACAGGTTGCCAGAAGTAGGCGTGCCGAGGATAGGCGACACGAGAGTCGGACTGTCGGACAGCACGATGCTGCCAGAGCCGGTCGTCGTATTCCCGAGCGCCGTGACCGTGCCGCTTGTCGGAAACGTCAGGCTAGTCGCGCCGGAAAAGGTAAACGTCGTGGCGTAGCCGCCAACCGTCGCAAACGTCGAGTTATTGGCCAGCGTGAACGTCGCAGCCGTCGCCGGGGCGGTGATCGTGACCTTATTTACAGACCCGTTTAGCTCTAAATTACCGCTCTTATCGACAACAAAAGAGGCCGTAGTGGCCCCTGAAACCGTCAAATTTAGCAGTTTAGAAGACGCATCTGACGATGTGTTGGTGACGGCAAGTTTAATGCCGTTCCACGTCGTTGCGGCGTCGTTCCAGCTATCAGTAAGATTGTAAATAAAGGCCATTTAGATCACTCGAAGAAGACGGTGACTTTCGGACTAGAGCCGCCAAGGACGACGTAAAGACCTTTATTCAGGCTGATACCTTCAGCCGTAAAGATGTAGTTTCCCGGCGTCGCCGCCGTAAACTGCGCCAGAACGAGAGGATCTGAGGTCGACGCCGCAGGAGAGTCATAAACCGCGACTGTGACAGAGGTGCCACTAGAGGCAAAAATGCCCTTCAGCTTGGCCAGACCGACCTTAAGCTGAGTAGATGCTTCGATTTCCTGATAATATGCCATTTTTGCCTCACGCCAGGAATTTCAATTTATACAACGTCGACAGATATAAGTCCACGATACCGTCGATAATGTTCTGAAGCGCGCTGTCGTCGCCAAACTCTTTTCGAGCTTCTTCGACCTCTTTCAGCGAATCTTCAAGAAATTCAACGACATTGTTGGTCTTTTTGGCCGAATGCAGCGTAATCGGGCCGATTAGGCCATGTCGACCCTGATAGGCTTCCGCCAAATCGTCGGCTAGCCCGATGATATTTTCATAGAACTTACCGAGAGCCTTGTGTTTAGCGTAAGACCGCGTGTTCAGGTGGACACTATGAACAACGTCCCTAGCTAAAAATAAATGTCCGATCAGATCTGCGCAGCTCATTGACCAATCTCCCGCATAGGCTCACTGCCCGGCACTAAATCACCCGTGTCGAGCGCCGCCGCGATAGTGCCCTGCACAATATCCTGAATTTGTTCCGGCGACAAACCGGCTTGCATGGCCGACAGACGCTTAGTTTCGGCGTCATAAGCCTTGATCTGCGTGTTTTGCTCGTCAATCGCCAATTTCTGCATCTCATACGACTGCATGAGCTGCTGGATCTGGGCGTTGGTCTGCTCCATCTCGTTGGCCATCTGCTCCATCTGCATACGCATGGCCTGCGCTTCCGGCGACTCGTCGGTGTCTTGCAACACTTTCGGATCAAGCATTTTCTCAAAACGCTTGGCCATCGTCTCAGAGCCTGGCCAGTCCATGTTCTTGACGAACAGATCGCCCGCGACCGACCAAAGCGCCGGATTGGTCTGGAGGATCTGGCCCATCGTGTCCATAGCTTCTTGCTTACGGGTCATGTAGCTGGGGCCAGACGACACATGCACGTCGTAGGTGCCGACGTTGGGATTGTAGATCTTGGCGATCTCAATACCCTCTTCGTTGACGATTGACCGCACGGCCTCCGGCTGGGCCGGGTTAATCCGCGCCATGCCAACTTCGCCCTCGACGTTGATGATTCGGGCGACGCGCTGCGTGTCGTAGATCTTCGGAATCAGGTCGACCAACTGCCGCGCGACGTATTTTACCGCCCGCGCGAGGTTGTCGACATAATGATAAGTACTCGTGTCGCCTTGCCGCTCCCGAGCGAGGATCGCACGACCCGTCCGCTCGTTGGAAGTCGCCCCAATGCTACTATCGTACTGGCCAGTGGTCGACTTGATGTCTTCGCCAGCCCCCACCTTGGCTTGAATAAGGCCCGTTTGAGCCATCGGAGGCTGGGCGCGCTCAGGTAGCGGTAACGGGTTTCCAGCGCCATCGGTAACGTCCGGGTTAACTTCAAGATACGGCCAGTTGTTCGTATTGGCCGTTTTCCAGTTGGTTTCGTAGCCTTCGAACTGGCCGCCATAACCAATAAACGGCGCTTTAGGCGCAAGCGCCAGCATTTCCGCTTCCTGGCTGACCCAATAGTTATACATGCGCTGCGCGTCTTTAGCGTTACGCACCAGACCGCTAATGTAGATCTGACCGTCAACCTCGAACTCGTTGCCGATCACGCGGATCACGGGGATGTATTTACCCGCCCATTCGCGCTCTTCCAGCACCTCATAGCCGTTGGTCTTGATCCACATGACCTTGCGGCGGTCGCTTTCGCGCGAGCGCAGCGGCTTGCCATAGACAGCCTTGAGGCGCTTGTCCTCCGGCGTGCCATCGAACGCCGTAATGTTGTCCGGGTAGAGGTTTAGCGTATGTTTGCGCGTGTCAACGTAAAAATATTCAGCGATGCGGACAGTCTCTTGGCTGACCCACATCGATAGCGTCTGGTCGCCCACGCCCTGACTCATCATGCCCGTTACAGGCGTCGCGTCAGGATACAGTTCCTCATACTCGCGCTTCGGAATGTCTTCCGTGATAAAGCACCAATTCGCGTCTTGACCGCACGGGTCTTGGATCATCGGGTCCATGTAGACGCTGAAGCTACTGCGGACGCGCGCGATGCGGATGTCCTGCTCGAACGAGTCTTCTTTGCAATATTCCGTCAGGATGCGGATATAGCCTTCGCCATATGTGACCTGATTATCGCAGGCCGTGTCGTAGGCCACGTCGGCGTCGGACATATACTCAATGTGCCGCACGATACCGTCGAAGATCTCCGCGACCTCCGGGTCCGCGTTCTCGTCGGCGGGGATGACCCGCGCGGTCGGACGGTTCTGGCGCTGTTCGTTCGTCACGAGGCGCACGTGCTGCGGCAGCTTGTTGATCGTCAGGCACGGCCGCGCGTTGATCGTCTGACCCTGCACGGCTCCGCGTGTCGCCAGCACGTCCGCCGGCCACTGCCATGCGTTGTCCGGCGAGCCCGCCATGAACCGCAGATCGTCTAGCTCATCCTCGCGGCTGTCCGAATAAGCGGCCTGCGCCACCGTGAACCGATGACGCATAGTTGCAAGGCGATCTTGATCTCCGCTTTCGGAGACTTTGCCAGCGGCGACTACATCATCACTTGCCACAAGACTTGCCCTTCTTGGCCGCTGCGCGCTTCGTCGAGTAGGCGATGGCGACAGCCTGCTTGACAGGCTTACCGGCGGCTACCTCCGCTTTGATGTTCTTACGGAAGGCGTTCTTGCTGGTGCTCTTAACGAGAGGCATTAGTGTCCCATCCATCCTGAAGAGGCTGCGTTGCCACCATAACTGACCCTTGGCCTGTTGTCTACGCGCGCTTCACGGTGCGCCACAGGATACGCGAACGTCACCGCGATAGCGTCGGCGGCGTCAGGGCTGGCCAGCCCGCGCGCCTTCATGTCCTTCTTACTCTCTAGGAATATAGTCCCTTTACTGTCGGGCTTCATTAACGGTCCGGTCAGGTCGGACTTTAGGAAGCGATCATTAGGGATGCTGGCCGTCTTTAGCCACTCCCGCATGGCGTGCCACATTTCGGCGCGCTTGTTCCCGAACATGATCGGCTTGCTGCTGCGCATACCGAAGTTGACACCCCGGATTTTGTAGCGCTGCTCCTTCAGCCGGTCCACGACGCCAGCCCCTAGGCCGCCCTCGTCGATGACCACCAAGGTCGGCCGATACTCTTCTATGATGTCAATGACGCGCCCCACCACCTCCATGGTGTCGTCGCCCCGGTAGCGGCGTATGCCGATGATGTCCCTGCCCTGTCGTATGGCGATGACCGTAGCGTCCGCCCCGAACCGCGCTGGGTCAACGCCCACGACTATCGGCGCAGTCTGATCCTTCGATGGCGACCTTTGTTGTGCTTCCGCGACCAGTGAGGACGGTATGAACTGGTCATCCGATGCGTTCGGGAAGGCTCCGTAGACCTCGACGTGGGCCTGAGAAGAGTCGGGTCCGTATTCGTCGATAATCTGCTGATAGACTGCCTTATCAGTGCCCTCCACGCTTCTAGCGTCAACAACCTTGTTTCGCCAGAAGTCGCGCTTGCTGTTGAAGCACTCGTAGAAATATCCGCTGTTACGGCGGGGGTTGCTAAAAGCAAGCCAAAAACGATTAGGAGTGTTCTCTGTAAAGAAGCCACTGGCCACCGCCCAGATAGAGTCATCAATACCGCTGGCCTCGTCGAACACCAGCATGACGCCCGCGAAGTTGTGCACGCCCGCGTAGCTGTCAGGGTTTTCGGCCGACCACAGCCGCCCCTCGACGCCCCAGTAGCGCGTGCCCAGCTTCAGATCCCGCTCGACCAGTTCCGCAATCCACTTGGCCGGTAGCACTCGTGTTGCGCTCACCTCGAACCAATGGCTGTTAAGGCACATAGATAGCCATTTGGTGATCTCGGCCCAGGTGACGCTGCGGAGCTGGGCTTCTGAGTTGGCCGACACGATGGTGGTCGAGCCGATTCGAGTCGTCAGCATCCAAATGACCAACCAGCTAACAAGGGCCGACTTGCCAATACCGCGCCCGGATGACGTGGCCATGCGGAAGGTTTCGAAGTCAAGGCGGCCGTTGTTGTCCGCTATATGGGCCTTCAGATCCTGTAAGACCTCAAGCTGCCACTTGCGCGGGCCGGTGAAGTGTTCCAGCGGCGTGCCAGCCTTACCCCACGGGAACGCCATCCTCACGAACGCGACCGGATCGTTCTTCACCTGCGCCGACCATAGGGTCGCCATCAGCTTCTGTTCTTCGTCCGCTGAGTAGATCGGCACTTGCATCTAATATCTCTCCCTGG